AAAACTGTTATTGGTCAAGCCAAAAGCGATTACTGGAAAGATGTTGTAGAAAAATGTGTTGACAAGGATGCAGCAGACGGCTTGGATGCCTATGTAGTTGAAAGGGAAGCTGAGAAGACAGGCAGAATGATGCTATGTCTTAGCATGTTTCCACCAAAAAACTAATAAATAACTCCTACCTTTTTATTTTTATTATGGATATAGACAAGCAACATGCCGAAGATTGGTCTAATGTAAAGAAATACAACGAGGACATGCTTAACGTAACAGGTGATCATCAATATCAGGTAAGAATTGATGCATGTGATAGGCTTTTAGCAACAATTAAATAAACTAAAGTGTCACTACAATACGTGAAAACATGTAAAAGATGCAGTAAAAGAGACCTTGAATGGAACAAGCCATGGTTTGAATACAGTGGCAGATGGCAGTTAAACAATCATAAGAACAGTGATGGGGAATGGTGTGTCAACAATGTTAAAAAACAAAAGGAGAATAAACTTACAAAGAAAGACTTTACAATATGTCCATTATGCAGCGAGTCAGATTTTGGATACTGTTTGAATACCGAGTATGAAGAACACAAAAGATTACATCATCCAAATGGCGAGACTAGAACAAATGAGTATTTTCAATGTTGATATATAACTTTATATTGAGGTAATTATATCACTAAGTAACATGTTTTCAAAGAAAGTTACTATTAATCTTGAAAAGAAAGATGACATAATACACTTAGAACCGATAAGCGATATTCATATCGGTCATGTTGGTTTTGATGAAGACTTGTATAAAAAAAGAGTAAAGGCAATATGCAGAGACAAAAACAGATACACGTTCTTTGGTGGAGATGCACTGGATGCAATTACAACTTACGATAAAAGATTTAATCCTGACATGAGTTTGGAACACGACATAGACAATCAAAGACAGAGATGGCAGGACATGACACAACCATTGATTGACATTCATACAAAGTCCAAAAATGAAAAGATATGGGGTTTCTTTCACGGCAATCACGATTACAAGATACCACAAATTACCAGATCATACTTGGAAAATACCATGTGTACTCCCAATGACTTGACGTTCATGGGAAGCCGTGGAGTTATAGGACTTGAGATTAGACATAATAAAAAGATATTATCACAATGGTCTATACTGTTCATACATGGAAGCGGTGGTGGAAAGCCAGAAAGAATGATGGAGCAGATGAAACATAATGCATACTATGACGTATTCCTTTGCGGACACCTGCATCAAAAGAGATATCAACCAGAACTGGTATACGACTTTGACTGGAAGAGTGGTAAGACTTGGGAAAGAGACATACACCTAGGCAATACAGGCACGTTTTGTAAGACTTTGATAGAAAACACAGATGGATATATGGACAGAAAGAACGAGGTTATAGGATCACAGATAGGTACGATGACGTTATCATTTAATGCAGAGGAGGGAACTATAAGTGGTCATATCTAAACCAATCAGAAAAAATAAGAGAAATCTGACAAGTATTGTGGATATAGAAAGGTCTAGAAGGGTGTCGACTCATGATAGAATTATAAATGTTTTAAAGGAGTATAAAAAGGGACTGCCTCTGACTGAGATACAGTACGAAGGAAAGATCAACAGTATGGGCAACTTACATCATACAATAAAATTCATGGTCAGGGCAGGAGAGGTAAACAAAGAGAAATGTCCTCATTGCAGCAGTACAGAACTATATAAACTGAACATATAACTCTTGTATAATTAGACAAGTTTATATTTACAAAGAACCAAACATCCATATGTTTATCAATATTTGTTGGACAAAAGACGGTGAAACTAAAAAAACACTTATGGCTATAGAAAAAGCAACTCATATGGTTCAAGAACTAGAAAATAAAGGCATTAAAACTTGGTTTGAAGCAGAAAAAATTACTGCTTAAATACAAACCTACTCAATATTTATTTTTTTAATATTCTCATCTCTCTCTCCAAATATAGTTACATAATTAATTAACATTTTCGTGACTAGGATTTTCTTTTTTACAACTTTTTTCGTGACTAGATAGTTAATTAATTAATTAACTTTATTTTTCTTGTACTACACTCTCTCTAAAACATAATTTATTAGATACACATATATATCCTCAAGTTAATTAACTTTCATGCAGTTTAAGAAAACCACTACAATATCAATAAGTCCAAGCATTGTACCAATATTTGAATCGTTTGATACTCTTAGACCAAAAAATACTTCATTCAGTCTCTTCTTGGCAATGGCAGTAGAAGAGTATGTCAAATCTTACAAGAAAATAACCAATTCAAAATATCCTAGAATTATGGACAGAATGGATTTATGGCATGATTGTATCAAGGACTTGACAAATGATGACTTGGTCAAAATTAACAAAAAAGTATCTCAGTTACAAAACAAATTAAGAATGGAGTTAGAGAGTAGGGTATGACTGATTATGATAAAACAGTAGAGTATACTGACTCAGCAAAAGTAGACCGTGTAGTTAAAGCATTAATAGATAATAGATATACAGATGTTATAGACAGTCTTAGACCAAACAGTACCATATCAATAAACCCATCACAAGAAGGATTCATAGATATTTATCTACAGTATCCAAATGACTTTATTGAAGTACTGCGTAACGCTATTTTTCGTGTAAAGGCACAGAAAGACGGTGACTTTGAATTAATCAAATCCTCATTTACTGATATTAAAATAAATCTTCTCGGTGAATTGCTTATGAACATGCATGATATCAACACCAAGCATGAAAATACTACAGTTACATTTGANTGTCAGGTNTTGGCAACAGATTCTCCAAAATCCTATATCAAAGAAGCTAAATTTGATTGTGTTTTATGTGGAAATAAAGATGAATCCAAGTGCAATATTGATAGAGTTATAGTTCCTCCAATATGCTCTAATCCAGCATGTAAAAAGGCAAAAATGATGATACGAACCAGTGAGATGATTACAGATGACATACAGACCATACTCATGCAGGAGCCAATGGACAAGAGTAAAAAGAGTTCACCTGTAATATTTACAGGNAAACTGGTAGGTAAATTGGTCAGAACATCATATGTTGGACAGAATAAACTCATCACAGGCTTGTTCAGAACTGCCGTTGACTTTAAGAAAAACGAGCATGAGGTGTTTATAGACGTAATGTCAGTACAGGATATGGATGAAAACAAGCCAACACTGCCTGAAGAGACTGAAATTAAGCAGCTTACCGTTGACTCAAAACAGGACGGATTCATAGACAAGATAATAAATTCATTTGCACCAGCAATATTTGGCTATAATGACATCAAGTTAAGCATATTGTTACAGTTAGCAGGTGGAGTTAAGACTCAAAAGAGGGGGGATATCAACCTGTTTTTAATAGGAGATCCAAGTATGGCAAAGTCAGAACTGTTAAAATTTGCAAGCAAACTTGTTACAAAGTCAATATACACAAGTGGTAGAGGTTCATCAGCAGCAGGACTTACGATAGGTATTGTAAAGATGTCAGATGGAAGAAGTATTGCACAGGCAGGAGTACTGCCAATGTGTGATGGCGGTCTAGCATGCATAGACGAGTTTGACAAGATGGGTGAACAGGACAGAAGTGCAATGCATGAGGCTATGGAACAGCAGACAGTAAGCATAGCAAAGGCAGGAATAGCAATGACACTACCAAGTCGTACAAGCGTACTTGCAGCAGCCAATCCAAAATGGGGTATGTATGACAGTGACAACTCTCTAAGAGATAACATCAACGTGCCAGCACCATTGTTGAGTAGGTTTGACTTGATATGGTTAATTCAGGACAAGGTAAACATGACAAGTGACAGACTTAAGGCAAATCATATCTTGGAATCATTTGAAATGTCTATGGGTGACCGTTGTTATTTAAAAGAGGATGACTTGGCTAAGTATATCAACTATGCAAGAACCTTCAGTCCAAAACTCAACGAGGAAGCAAAGAAGTTACTTTTGGATATCTATGAAAAGATGAGAAATGTCAGTGCAAAGAGTGACATTCCAATAGGTACAAGACAGTTGGAGGCAATAGTAAGACTTAGTATGGCATATGCAAAACTACATTTTAAAAATGAAGTTGAAAAAAGCGATATAAATATTATTAAAATTTTACTTGAGAAACAATACGAGTCGTTTGGAAGCAGTATAAGTCAGGGTGGTGTACAGTCACAGATCTTTGTAGACGGTAAATCTGTAAAGGAGCATGATGTGTTGACAGTATGGAACTCTTGTAAGAACATAGAGGGCAATGTAAAATTGAGAGAATTTGAGAAAGCATTGATAACAAGTGGCATGACCAAGGAAAAGGCAGAGGCAACCATATCAAAGTGGGAGAACAATAATGCCATAAAACTCAACGGTGACGGCACATATACAAGGATATAGCAAGATTAATATTGAAGTGTGTTTCTTAAATTAGTGTGATGGTTGTTGAAGACGACTCTATCGAGTCAGATAATACACTGGAAGAAACTCAGACTCCCACGGAAACAACGGAGATAGAAACTGTTGATCTAGAACTCGGGGTAGATCAGCTTAAAGGTGTAGGTTCTGTCACTCAGAAGAAACTAGAGACCTTCGGTGTAACCTCACTCATAGACCTTTGTATTAGAGGTGCTCAGGAAATCAAGGAAATTACTGGTGTTGCTAAGCCAACCTGTGACTCTTGGGTATTTCAATCACAAAAACTCTTAGAAGAAAACGGTCTTATTAGGAGAAGTGACATGAGTACAAATGAACTGTGGGCATATCAAAAAGCATATCCTGTCATTTCAACAAAGTGTGATGAAGTTGACAACCTTATTAGCGGTGGCGTAAGACCAGAGGCAACTTATGAGGTATATGGAGAATTTGGAGCAGGTAAAACACAATTCTGTAACTCTCTTACAGTTGAGACAATCCATGATGGAAACAATGTCATTTGGATAGACTGTGAAGATACATTCAAACCAAATAGAATTGCTGAGATGTTAAAGGCAAGAGAATACGCAGAAGACGACGAAGGGGTAGGCAAATATCTTGATCAAATTACTTACCTATACTGCCCAAATACAGAACAACTAATGGGAACTATCAACGGTCTTAGTAAGATATTAGATGATAAGAAACCTAAACTAGTGATATTAGACGGAGCAATAGGTCAGTTTAGGGAAGAATATCTAGGAAGAGGAACGTTGGCAGAAAGACAGATGCAGATAGCAAGACTGATGAGTCATATCAAGAACATTTCTTTTTACTTTAGATGTGCTGTAGTGTTTACTAATCAAGTTCAAAGTGATCCAGCCATGATGTTTGGTGATCCTATAAAACCAATAGGTGGTAATGTCGTAGCACATGCAAGTACGTATAGATTATACTTTAAGAAGAGTGGTAAGAAAAGACTGGCAAGAATGATAGACTCACCTGAACATGCTATGGCAGATGCTGAATACATTTTAGATGCTAGAGGAATGTCTAACGTAGAATGAGATATACCTGTGAAGTTTGTGATTGGACTATAGAAGGTCAGACACAAGTAGTGAAAGATATTTTGGAGCATGAAAAAACACATGACGAAGAAAGAAGATAGTGATAACCTTAAGAGAAAGGTCGCTGCAAAAAAACAATTCGATTTAAAATGCAAAGTCTGCCACAAAAAATACGGTAAATTCTTTACGTTTCATCACAAACAATACATTGAGGGTGAGAAGATATACAAAGATTTCAAGACAACATATGACTACAATTTATACATATTACCAATAATTGACAAAGATCCCAACCGTTTTGCCCTCCTTTGTAAGTCACATCATTCAGTGGTAGAGAAACTTAAACGATTTAAATTGGATAAATTGGAAAGATTATTTAAGGTGGTAAAGGAGAGTAAGTAAATGAAACTAACTAAGGATAGATTCTCATGCTGGGAAAATGTAGAGGATGAGGATTATGAGCAAAAGTTTGATGATGAATTAATCATAGATGTAAAAGAGGG